GGAGATACTATTTTAATACATGATGCCTCTGCTTCAGCATTAAGAAAAATGACTAAAGCAAATTTTGTATCTGGTATTGGTGGTGATAACACTCCAGCTTTTGCTGCATTTCAATCTAGTGGACAAAATATTGATAGCGGTACAACTACAATAGTTACTTTAGACACAGAAATATTTGATACTGATAATGCTTTTGCATCTAATAAATTTACAGTACCTAGTGGAGAAGGTGGAAAATATTATGTTTCTGCTGCAATAAGAGCAGATGCTTCTTGGGCAGCAACTGGTCAATTTAATGTAATGGTTTTTATTGGAGGTACTGGAGATAATGGACTATTTGCTTCTTATAATATAGCTGCAAGTAATGGAAATGGTGGAGCAGTTTCTGGAATACTTACTTTAAGTGCTGGTGATGAAATTACAATGGGGCTATACCACAATGAAGGTGGTACAGAAGGATTACAAGCTGGAAGATACTGTACTGTTTTTTCTGGATACAAATTAATAGGAGTTTAATAAATTATGGCAACACTTTTTACAAAAACAAAACTTTATTTAGAGGCTAATTCTAAAACTTGGGATAATACAAAAGTATCTTTACATGATGATGGTGCTGGTGCTTATATTAAATTTTGGACTTATGATGGATTAGCTCAACCAACTGCTGAACAACTAGCATCATACGAAACAGCTGGTAATGCTGCTGAAGCAAATGCTGGTATAGATGCAACTAGACGAACTGAATACTTGTCTTGGGATAAGCAAATGGAAATGATCTACAAGGATCAAAAGAATGGTACTACAACTTTTAAAGATCATTGCGATAAAGTAAGATCAGATAATCCTAAAGATTAAACTAATTTTTTAATCCATTTACCTTTGTTATTTAATACCATTGGAAGTAGTTTAGGAATACCATCAATAACAATACCACAACCATTTATAAATCTAGTTCTAAAATTTCTAGCATAAGCAAATGCCATTGATTTTTGATTTACTAAACATCCTACATTCATACCAAAGAATAGATTGTCTGGATTAGCCCAATAAGATATTACAAATTTAGTATGGAAGTGTCCTTGAACACAACTCATTCCCATTGTTTGGCTTGTCTTTAATACATCTGCACTTCTTCCATGAGTAAAAAAACATCTTTGACCATTACTCATTGTAAGAGTAAGATCATCTATCCATTTCCATTTTTTAGTACCAAGAAAATCACCGTAATCTTTTAAGAATTGTGTACTCATTCCATATTTTAATGCTCGTCTATAAACAAGACTACTATGGTTACTATCTACTTCTATCATTTCTGGATAGATTGATTCTAATTCTTTGATGTATTCTTTAGAAATATTTAATTCGTCACCAGCAGAAGGTAAGTCTGGATTGTGATCGTGCATAGAAATAGCGTGGAAGTCAAGTAGATCGCCAATATTAACCACGAAGTCTGGCTTATATTGTTTTTTAATTTCTCGTAAAAATGCAAAACTGTCTTCATGGTGGTAAGGTATATGTAAATCACTAATTATTAATATTCGCTTGTTCATACAACTCCTTTGGTGATCCGTCAATTGTTTCTTCAAGATTTTTCAATTGTTCTTTAGGATCAATTATTTTGATTAAACCATTTTCTATATGTACGTCATTGATAATTTCAGCTGGTTCATTTTTACCATAATTAATAATTATATCTTCAATGATTAACATAACTAAACTTATAGTTTAATTATTATAATTTGCAACTTCTGATTATAGAGGATAATTCGTTGGCACGTTCTGGAGTTTGTTTAGCCCATTTGCTATCTAGCATTTCATCTGCTGCTGTATCCCAATCTTCTTCCTTAATAGCTTTTAAACAATTAACAAATTTAGATACACCTGTCATACCTAATTGAAATACCATCTCAATTATGACACATTTAGCTTTAAAATTCATATCGTGATTTCCTAATATTCTTTCAGCACCTACTACTGCATTAGCAAAATCTTTATCAAATTCTTGATCTAGTAAATCTCTTGAATAATCTACACCTTCTTTATAAGGATCGTTTTCTAATACTAAATGGCCATACCCAATTGTGGCAAAACCAAGACTATCAGAATAAACAGTATTACGATAGCCCTCGTGTTTTTTAATACGATCTTTTAATTCCGTATATTCTTGCATTAGTTAAGGGGGTTTTTGTTTGCTTCTTTAATTTCAGATATATTTAATTTTAAAATTTGAATTTCTTTTTGTAGTATTGATATTTCTTTATCTGCATTAGCTTTTATTTCTGCAATAGTTTGAGTATTATCTACAATAGAAAATCCGTTAGTTTCTATTGCATTTCTATTTGATTCTACTAATTCTACAGATGCAATATCTATTGATTTAGATGCTTCTTCTAATTGATTAACAATTAATTCCATCTTTGCAAACTTACTATAAAACGTACCAGTTGAACCTATCAATCCTAGTATAACCATTATAACACCAATGTTTGCTTTTAATTTATCCATTTTTTAATTCTTGTATTTCTAATAATAACATTCTTTTTTTGTACTGAATATCATTAAGTTTTTTAATTTTGATTTGCATAATATCATTATCAATATATTTAGTCAAATTAACTGTGACATATATGTCACGGTTATCAAATATATCTAATTGTTGTAAGTATATGTCTTTAGATTGATAGAATTCAGCATTGTTATACACTAATAATGATGCTTGATTTTCTTGCATAGCATCTAGTTTAATAATGTTTTTAATAATTAAATTTTTAGATATATCTTTTACTTGAGCATCTACATTAGCCATTACTTCATGTATCTTAAGTTTTTTTTTATTAGTTTTAGTTGAAGCAATTTTAGTTTTAATTTTTTCTTTAGGTTTTTCTGTAGCAACTTCTTTTTTAGTTTCTTCACCTTTTTCTTTTTGAGAAATTTCAGAATTAACTTTTGTAAACTTCTCATCTTCTTCTACAACTTCTTCTTCTATAGTTTCTTTTGGCATTTCTTTTTTTTTAGCATTTGCAATTAATTGATCTGTAGTTATTTCTTCTTTTGGTTTTTCAGCCATTATAGGTTGTTCTATTATTTCTTTTGGTTCTTTCATTTTTGGTTTGTCTTGTGGTATAGACATAATTTCAAAAAATTCTTCTATAATAGGTTCTTCTTTAATTTTCATAACCATTGGTTCTTCTTTAAATTCTACCATTTTAAATTTTTCTTCAAACTTTAAATTTTCTTCTATTTTAAAATCTTCAAATAAATCTTGTATAGTATTTTGAACTTCTAATTCTACAGGTTGAGATTCGTAAGTTAAAGTGAGGGAAGGCTCTTTGAGGTCAACCCCATAATGAGAGTTTGTAGCATTTGATGAATCTGTAAAGTCATATCTAACTGATAAGTCATAGTCGGTTTGTACATTTCGTAGTACAATATTAGTATCAGAGCCAACGCTATAACTACCACAGTTATTACTGCCACAGCTATCACTAGCATAATTCCTAATTTGTGTTGTTGTTTCACCATCTGCTCCTGTTATAGTTACTGTTGACTTTACATTACTTTCGTAAGTATTCCAATGCCAATATTCAAATTGATGATTAGTTGTAAAACCATTTTGCATTTGCAATTCTGTTAAACCTGCATCATTTTTAACACTTATATCATTACTTTGAATGTAAGTATCATGCTCGGCAGCAATTACGTTAGAGCCATGACGACCATCTGCTGATCCAGACCATGAGCCTGCATCAAAATTTTTATCAAGTAAATTATTTGTTGTTATTTCTTCTGCTGAAATTGTAAGGGTTAAGAGCATTAGCCCACTTATCAGAGAGATAATTCGCATAAGCAAATCCTATTATTAATGTTAATATCCAAATCATTTTTTATAACCTAAACCTGTTTTTCTATTTGCGTATAATTTTTGCCATGACCAAGAACTTAATTTAGTTGACCAATGATATATAAATAATATTAAATGTTTCATTTTGCTAAACGATCCATATGAGCATATATCCTCCCAAAAACCTTGTCAAGCGACATCAGTTCTTGCTGCATCATAGATACAATTGTTCTTAATTCTATAATTTCCATCAATGCCCATGTACTTAAACTCATAAGAACCGTGCCTAATAATGCAATTAATGCTGTATTAGTTTTTCTTGTCATTTAGTATGTAATTCTAATGTTTTAGATTCTTGTTTGTTTAATTTCTTGTCTATCTTTTCTCTTTTTTTAATTCTTTTTACATAAGTTTCATAATCTGGTCTTTCATGGTCATATTTATTCCATATAGCTAATGCATCTTTACCTATTTTTCCATCTACAGGGCATGGAGTTCCCGCATTAATCATAGCTTCAAATACTCTTTCATCTTGACAAAGTAATGCAACACTTCCTACTTTCATACCAAAATCATATAATACTTTAGCTAGTTTAATTCTTTCACAATTCATATCTCTAAATGTTTTTCCACCAGATATTCCAAGTCCAAATGTTTGAACTCCCGCACTAGCACCTGTCGCACAAACGTCTTGCGATTGAGCAGAAAATGATGGTGCAGCAGCAGTTGGTGGTGCAGATTTAATATTAGAATTTGATGTACTATTTGTAGTAGAATTTGATGAACTTCCTGTTGCAAAATTTGTAGTTGCAGTTGAAGTATATCCACCTTCAATTGCTGTGTTACTTCCAGAAGTATTTGTTTGTGTGGTATCTGCATAAGATGGTTTTACAAATAATGCTAATAAACAAAATAATACAATTAATAGTCCTGTAAAATAATAGTTCATGTTAATCCTCATAAATTATTTTTTAAATTTACCCATAATATTCATACCAAAACTTCCAGATACAATAGTTAAAATAATCCACCAAAATTCTTGAGGTGCTTTTTTAAGCAATTCCCAACCTGCATCCATAAATGGCATCAATTGTGGCACAAAATGGGCAACCAAAATACACGTAAATATCACGGTCAAATATTCGTCTTTCCAACTTTTTTCTGCTGATTTAATTTGTTGTACTTGAACTGTTTTACTAGCTTCTATTTCAAGGCTACGTGTATTTTCAAGAACTTTTGCTTTATGTTGAAAATGGCCTATAACTTTTTTACCTAAATATCTCGTAAGCGGGTTTTTAAGTAGTCCTAATAAACCTATCATATGTCTAATTTAAAAAATTTAAATAATCCTAGTATTATTGCTAGCATGGATGCTATTGCAAATATGGCTCTTATGCCACCTTTACCCATATTTACTTGGGCTTTTAGTTCTTCTATATCTGTTGAATTTTTAATGACTAATAATTTTAGTTCATCTAATTTATAACTAATATCTTTATTAGTAGTAGTAGTAGATTGTGTAATTTTTTTCTTTACCATAACTCCTATTTTACCACAAGCAGAAGTTATTTAAAGTTATTTATTGTAATCCCTAGCTTTAATCATTTCAAGGTACTGTATGGCCTTCTCTATGTCTTCTAGACCCCCTTTTGAGCCATGCCTACATATATATTTAATAGCTGCACCCTCTGCGTAGAGTAGTTTATTATCATTAATAAATTTAGCAGGTTGGATAACCATTTTTTTATAATGATTACCCCCTACTTGCTTATTAAAAACACTCATTAAAAAGCTACATTCATAAAGTGAGAGCAAAATTCATTAACACTACAGTAATGTTGACATCTCACATCTTCACCTTTACGTTCTACAATAGCACAACCTTT